GATGCAGCACCTGCAGTACCAGCAACTGCCGTAATTTCCTTCCACTTGTCTGCTACACCATCAAAGGTTTCTTTCATTCTGTCTCCAAAGGATTTTCCTGCTTGTTCTGTCTCCTGTAGGGAATCCTGCACACCTGAGATTGAATCACCAGTATTGTTAATAGCTGACTCANCACCACTCGTGTCAATGTTCAAGTCAGATACACTACTGATAGAATCATCCACTGAGGAAACACTATCATTAACATCTGACATTGAACGTTCTGCTGCTTTACCAACATCCTCAAACACTCGTGTTGCCTCGTCAATACCTCGTAGGGTTATCTCAACAACATTAGCCATTTACCCTCACCTCCTACTCTTCTTTGGTGAGTGCTTCTTCTTTTCTTTCTCGATTTTCTCTTGTTGTTCTTTCTCATGCTTATTGTGTTGGTGGATTAGTGTTTTTACCTGGAGTGGAGTCATGTGTGGAATGTCCAGTGGGGAAATCCCACACACCTTAACCAGGAAGTAGAAATTATTGCTCTCTAACTCCATCACTGGGATTGTCTACACCATCATTGAAGTCTTCTACTTCCTCCTGATTACCAACCCCAGAAATCTGCTTGATACGTGCTGCAATTTCCTTTACCAACTTGTGTGGGAACTCGTTCTCAACTACTTCTTCTGTAATACTCTCATCGACAGTTCCTAGTGCCACTGCCTTGACATCTGCTTGGTTACGTCCAAACGTATTCTTGCGAGTATCGAAGTCCATGATACGTTCCATACGTCCTTTTATACCTGGTTTACCCTTAACGGTAACACCTTCTTGCATTAAAGCCTCCACTTCACTAGCTTCTTTGTTGGTTAGAGGCTTAATTTCAACCTCGAATTGCTCTCCTTGCCATGTTACCTCCATTACCTCTGTGTACTGGCTCCCTTGTAGCACTCCTGCAGTCAATTTCTTAGCCATATCGTGCAACCTCCTTCTTATCTTAGTAAGTTTCTTTATCATTAGTGATTGTAATCTGAATTGGTCCAACTTTCTCAACATCATCATACAATGCTCGTGCTGTAACGGATTGTGTGATACCTTCTCTACCTTCTGCAGGTTGACCAGAAGCGGTATAAACTACTCGTGGAAAGATGAAGTCAATATTATCTCCAAAGCTCAATGTGTAATCCATTTCCTCAATGTTGGAAATACTTGGTCCATCATTACCACCCCAGAATGCTAACAGTTCTTCCTCATCATCAAACCCAAGCTCCATCTCCATCTCAACTATTGTTGAACCACGGAATGCCTTAGTTGGGAAACGTGAACCAAATCCCTGAGAACTCTCAATATCTGCTCCTGTCTCGATTGACAAGGATAATGAATTGATACTAGCACTCCTGTCTGTACTACCCTTAGTCAAACTTGCCATTGGTGCAGTGAAGAATTGACCTTCTGTGTAGTCCACTGTATCTGCCAGAACATCTTTCTTATCCTTGGCTCCAATAACAGACACAGTCATCAATGCCCACTCTGATTCAACTTCAATCTCGATTGATGAAATAACATTCCCCAGGAACACATGCTCGAAAATATCCTTACCAATCTTAGCTGAGAATGAATCCATCAGCGGTTTTGTAGATGGAGTGAATATGTGAGTGTATGGTGCTGTTATGTTTCCTTCTCCATCATCTGTTCCAGTCACTTCATATTCACCCAATGCCCATTTGAAGAACCATCCTGATACCAAGTCATCCAGTGGAATGGTGATATCTCCTGCAGTAGAATATACCCCAAGTCCTACAGTACGGTCTAATCCACCCATACCTTCATAGATTAACTTGTCGTCTCCTTCAGGGTCAATGGAAGCACTCTCAGGGTCAAGAGTTTCTGGATACTCAGTTGCTTCAACTCCATATTCTGCCTCTTCACCAATCTTCAAATAACGTGTGATTGCCATTTTATAATCCTCCTTTAACCTTGAAGTGCCACAATCAATTCATTTATCTTGTTTGCGACATCCTCTGTTGTTGCTGTTGCAGGGTCAGCAATCTGTGTAACCTCTGTTGCGTGTGCATGTGATATTGGTGCATAAGTATCATCATGATTGTGGTTAATCGGTGCGTATAGTTCATCGTGATTATGCATTTCAGGTGGAAAGCTTGATGGTTTTCCTGATACATTTTTCCATGATACGTTTTCTGCTTCATCAACTATTCCGTTATCATTTGTATCATAAACCGCTTTTTTCATATCCCCTGCACCACTTTGGTTCTTTAATTCGTCTATATAATCATCTATCTGTAGGAAATAATCATATAGTTGTGGTATTGTTTTTCCACCTTCACCAACACCTAATGCTTGAGGTACATTTAAGTGCTTTAAAGGTCTACGCTTTCTATAATTTACCATACCTTACTCCCTCCTCTGCAATCGGAATGCAAATTGTGTTGCTGACCAATACAGTTGTGTGTTGTTCCCCATCTCATATGCTGGGTCAACCCTCATTGGTCTTACATCACTGACCAAACCACCTAAGGTTCTGTCTTCAGTGAATACGTCATATACGGTCATAGAAAGGCTCTCTGCTTGCTTCATATCCTCCTGTGGGTTATTACCCTTAACCAACACCACAAAGTTGAATGTGAAGTCGTGTTGTGCTGTTCTGCCTCCACGTAACTCTGGTGTGTACGGTTCAGGTACAATCCACACTGCAGGAGATTTCAATCTGCCAATTCGTTGCCTCTCTCCATATACAATCTCTTGAATATCTGCCAAGCTCTCGTGTGTGTCCAGCTTGGAGATAATTGCTTCTCTTATCTCATCGAATAATTCTGTTAACGGTTTTCTACTAACGGACATCTACAAACCCTCCTGGTCAAGTGCCATCTCAATAAACTCAGGAATTCTTGACTCAGTTGCAGCAATGGAACCTTCAATGTATTTTGTTCCTTGGATACCAGGATGAAGAACACTCTTGGCAAACACAACTCCTCCAGCAACCTCAAATCTCAGTGCTTGAGCTTGTCTTGGGTATATCATGTATGGGTCAGAACCATCATTCTGTACCAGTGCATATTTTACATTCGTACCTACCACAGACTGCAATACACCTTTACGTTGAAGTACCCACGAACCTGCAAGTCTTCCATGGTCTTGTGGACTGAACTCCATTAAGTTACCCCAAAGCTCCTTTGCGGTCAAATCGTGTGAATTTTGGAGTGCTCGTTTCACCTTAGGTATCAACTGGTCTAAATCGTCTTGGTTGAATTCAACTTCCATCTTCGAACTCCTCCAATGATGAGAACACACTCATCCTACCTTTCTTATTGTCACTCTTGTAACGTATGAAAGGTTCCAATTCTTTGTCAAGCTCCTTGGTAACTTCTCCAGTGTTTAGGATATTGATAGCAAAGCTATCTATCTGTACTACAGGAGATGTACGTTGTTGTTGTGCCACCGCTACAAGGTTTGCCACTGTTCTTACCAGTACATCTTGGATAGCCAGGAACTCCCCATCTTCCGTATCAACTTGGCGGTCAATACGAATATAGATGTGGGAGGCAATCTTCTCAATCCAGTTTTCTAACAACTCATTGAGTGCTGCCTCCTGGTCATCCTCGTTGGCAAACTCAAAATCCCCTGTCTTGATGCCAGTAAGGTTCCTGATGTCCTGTGCTGTGACAACATCAGTGACTTGCTTATCTACAAATAAACTCATGCCTTAAGCTCCTCTAACTTGTCAAGAAGTGTTGCACGGTTCTTACCAGAAACCTCTTTGGCAATCGCTTCATCAACTGTCAGTTTACCTTCCTTGACTGCATTGAGAACTTCTTCTATGTTGAGGTTGGAGTAGTTGAAATCCTCCTGTACAGGAGGCTCAACCACTTCAACCACAAAATCCTTAACAGCTCTAAGGGTAAGCAACTGACGGTTGTTAACTTCCAACTCGACAGTTTCTTTAGGGTCAAATCGTTTACCTAATCTGTAACGAACTCGTCTGCCAGAATTAGTAACTTTGACTTTCCTCATTCATTACCCCTCCAGTCTATTATCCTTCAACTCCACCATTACCATCAGCATTAAAACCTTTACCAACTACTGCAGCATTCTCATCTTCAAAGTGACAGTCTACTCGTAATGTTGTTACGAAGTCAGTCTTACGTGCTTTTGGAATGCGGTCAGGCTCGATGAAGATATCACGGTGGATACCATACACCAGGTTGTTTGCAGGTGCAAGAAATGCCGTACCTTCTGGCATGTTTGCTGCATCCTGGATAGCAAAACCTTTGTATGACAACTGTTGTGCAGTAGTCTGAGCAGAGTCACCTAACCCTGTACCACGTTCACGTAAGATGTTGCGGTATGCATCCTCGATATCCCAATGTACCCAGAAAGTCCACTGAGAACGGTCACGTAGATATTTCTTAGGAACTGCTGCAATCATAGCGTCAAACATCAACTCAACAGAATTATCTGCAGTTGTGTCAAAGTCAGCTTCAGTAATTTCATTTGCAGCTTTCTTCAACCAACCATCCGTCAATGCAAGGAACTCATCAGATGAATCTTTGTCACCTAGTAGTAATAGCTCCTCTAAGTCGATACCAGTACGTTCTGCAATCAGGTCAAGCAAAGTATCCTCGAACCCATCACGCTCAATGTTGTCTTCCATAGTTGAGTCAGTAATACCAGCAATTGCCATTACCTCAACAGACTCAAGAGTGTTGGTATTGAATGTTGGTTTGCTTTCCTTGCCTTCCGCTGAACCTTCTGTAGCTTTACCTAGGATACGGTCTGCGAACCCAACACGGTCAATATCATGTGTATGGCTTGTCATGTCAATTCGACGTGCTGCATCAAGAATTCGTGTTGCCTCAGAAACAGTTCTAACGAACTGGCTTTGCTTAGCTCGTGCTAGCTTACTTGAACCCAAATCACTTGTCATAATAGATTTCAATGCACCATTAATTTTGTCTAACATCTCTTGGTTGTTCATAACTTATCCTCTCCTCTTCAAATCGTAATTATTTACGCACCTTGTATCCAAATGCGTTGCGTTGAGTATCTTCTTCATCCTCTGCTGACTTCTCAGCTGCACCATCTTGTCCTGCCAAACGGTTTGAGAATGGCTTACTCTTGAGTGCTTCCAGTTGTTTGAGTACATCCTCGTATTTCTCTTTGTACTCATCCTCCTGTTCAGTGTCTGCAGATTTCTCTGCTGTACCTTCTGTGCCTTGTTCTTCTTCAGCACCTTCCTCCTGTGAGGAACCTAGTGATTTGATAACCTCATCAAGTTTATCCTCCATTGGTTTAATGGACTCATTGATTAATTCTTGCACTTCTTCTCTCTCCATACTCTTAGTTCCCTCCTTCTTGGATTTCTCCTCACGTTCTTGCTCCCCTATCTCAAGTAGTTCGTCAATTACCTCTTTGGCTTTACGTAACTTCTCTAGGTTAGCATTAGAGATTGCCATTCCTGCTTTCTCAGCAGGTTCTGGTTTACTCTTGAACCCTAACCCCTCGATGAACTTTCTCATCAAGCTCTTCTCAACTGGTGGTTCATCTTCTACAGGAGGTTCCTGTGTCTGGTTCTTGGCACCAAACATGTTCTGCACCTCAACCACATTCTCCTGTATGAGAACTTCTTGAGGTTCTCCAGTGAAATTAACCTTACCATCTTCTCCAAGCTCGTAACCTACTTGATATGTCTTACGTGTACCTTCAACTTCGTCAACAACTCGGAACACAACTGCATCCGTCATGGTGGAATGAATAATCGGAAACTTATCGTATCCTGAGAACTGTTTATTAAGTTCAGCATCAACCAGCTCCTTTCTGTGTTCTAATGAACCTGCAATTGCTTTCTGTACAGCCTCTTCATTCACTTTGCTACCACCTCCTTTGCTCTTAATGGCAAGCCATTTAGCTTTAGGAACTGCTGGCTCATCCACTAAGCTCACTGCATTGACAATCCAGTCATCTCCTAAGTCTGCTAGGGTAACACGTTTGGGCTCTTCAGCTGATTTCATTGCAGCTTTCTGGAGTGCCATAATAGAGAACCCTCCAAGCTTACCTTCCTTAACTGCTTCCCAAACATCATCATCAGTAACTCGAACCCCCATCATCCATGAACCTTTTGGAATAATCTTTCCATCTCCTGCATCAATGTCCATTGGCAAGATATAACTCTCAACCAACTTACCAACATTGTTCAATGAGTGTTGGAGGTCAATGTTACCATATTCTTCTACAAACTTGTGTGCTACCTTCTCGATATGCTCGGTTGATACCACATCCCCATCTGTGTCTGATTCGTCTGGAATTAGAACTGGACCAAACACGATACGTTTTTCATCATTCTTGTATACAATTGGTGCTGTCAACTCTGGCATCTAATCACCTCCTCATCTGGTTCCTGTTTTGTATATGTGTAATGCATGGAACCCCTCCTTATGGGTAATATGGTGTAGTGATAATATGTTCACCCTTCTTAGGTATATAGGGTCGTTCTCTACACCTACAGTTAATCCATTCACCAATATCTCCAGTACGCTCTCCAGGATACATAAGTCCATTGGAGAATGGTTCATCCACTCGTACCACCTGTCCATGTAGCTCCACATGGTCATACTCATCTGTAGGGTCATTACCACGTACTCGGTCATCCCCTACTGTGAGCCATTGCTTATATCTGACTCCATATTCCTGCAAGGTCTGGTGGGAACCTTCATTCTGTGCTGATTGAACTTCTGTTCTGGCAATCAACTTCAACCTGTGGTCTCTCAGGTTCTTGAAATCTCCTCTGAGTTCTTTGGCAATGTCGTCAATACCCAAACCTTCTTCATACCCCTTGGATAAGGTCTTGGCAAAATCTCCCTTAATCCTGGAGAATGTATCCTCAGAGAACTCGTAAACCTTTTCTCTCAGTTTATCTCTAACTTCCTCTGAGAACTTTCTGAAGGTAACTTCTACCCCAAGCTCCATAAGGTCTTCCAGTGATAGTTGTCTGCCAATCTCCATACCTTCTATACTTTCCTCAGATATAACTTGCTTCATATCCTCAAATGGTACGTCGAATATCTTACTGATGAAGTCCATCTGTTGTCTCTGGTTACTTGGTATCCTACCACGCTCTCTCAAGGCTTGGATGAACTTTCGTTCCAATCCACCTTGTAGACCAATCAGTTTGTTGGCTAAGCGTTGTTCTACTGCCAGTAATCTCCTGTCCACATACTTAACTGCAGGTAACTGTCCATACCGTACCAGGAAATCAACCACTTTAGCTGTCATCTGTGTTGCTGGACTATTGCACACCCTTATGCACCACCTTGATAAGCTCTTGGTGAAGTTCCTTCACGCTCTTGAGTATATCCTCTTGCTGTTGTGCAGAAGGTGTAATAGGTGTCCCATTAATGAAATGTACGTCCATTGCTGGGTCTTCTACTCTCTCGTCTCCTCTTTCCTCTCGAAGCATGTTAGGACTGTAGTAACCCATCCTAAACAACTTCTCCAAGCGGTCAATTTCTCGGTCTTCATCTCTGGTATCAATCTCCCAAAGTTCAAATTTCCAATCCTCAACCTGCAACCCTTCTTGCAAGATGAACCTGTTAATCCTACTCTCCAGAACTTCCTGCTTTGGCTTGACTACGGATTGCTTGTAAATCTCAGTTGACTCAGAAGCGGATGAACCACCAAGTTGTCCTTCAACTGTTACCCCTGCACGATAAGGTGGAACCCCATGTGCTGAAAGAATTTCATCTCGGTTGTCTTGACGGAACATTCTGAAGCTTGCTTCCTTCATTTCCGTGGATAATGCTTGGAAGTTGAATTCCACAGGAGGTGCATCATACTCTCCCTCTGCAGGCTTGGCAGTAAGCACCAATGTTGAGTGGTTGTTCTTCTTGACATCCTGTTGGAAGAACTTCTTAATCTCCCTCTCAGTCTTTTCATCCAATTCTGCTCCTGATACAGTAACTGCATATGCAGGAATAGCATGATTGTCGAAGAAAGATATGTTATATTCCTGTCGTTCCCTGTCACCTAAGATTGCACTCAGTGAAGGTAGGATATCTGGTACACCATAGTAGTCAGAACGTGATGTATAATTCTTCAGGTGGAGAACTTCTGTAGCTCTCTGTTCCACATCTAATGTTCCTAGTGGATAGGTCTCTCCACTGTCCTTATCAACATCCTGTTCAAACCCAAACCGCTTGAACCACACCTTCTTCTTTCCTCGTGCTTGGACATATCGTTGCATATCTTGGTGTACTCTCATGGTGTGTGCTGGAATGTGTTCTAAACCAACTACAAACTCTCCACTCGTGTCACGAATAACCTCAAAGTAGCCATTACCAGTTGCCTCGTGGTCAACCATCACCATATCACAAACTTCTGAGAATGCTTTGGTAGGGTTGCAATTGTTTAGGAACTCGGTAGCTCGCTTTTTCTCCTCCTGTGAGGGATTATCCACACCCTCACGTGGAACTAAACTCCATCCCAATCCAGCAATATCTCTTGCTTTGGTCTTAACTGCTCGATAGTGGTATGTGTTAATCTCCAACAACTGTGCCAATGCTTCAATGTTGTACAGTGGTTCAATCAACCCATCCCTTGCATAGGTCTGTTCGAATGTATCACTAGGAATTTGGTTACTACCTTCCTTGCTCTTGATTAGGTATTTATCCATGTAACTCTGAGATAGTACTTCACCGTCTTCCAACACATACGCTTTGGTCACTGCCATTCAATCACCTCCTGTATGATTAGTATGAGCGTACTCTCACTGATGCACGCTTATTGGTACGTTTATCTAGGTTGCTCAATGCTTGTGTGGTACAGTCCACTTGGTCATCATTAGTTGCATTAGGAAAGCTCACAAACTCCTCCACATAGTCGTTAACCCATGGTGCTATGCTAGGGTCTGGCAAATACACATTTCCAGCCTCAAATTGAGGTGTTACTGCGTATAACCTCTCTACCTTACTCCCATCTGGGTTCACTGGTATAATGCCACTTATTTCACGTTTTAATGAGTTCATGATTGCTGCACCATTTGCTTTCTTCTCCATGAACTTGGCTTTGGCTTGTGGGTGCTTAGCTGATAGGTTCTTGACTGCTCGTAAAGACTCGGTGAAATTCATCCTGTCTCTCACTTGGTCTATCAGATACTTATCTGCTCCCACCTTACCCCAAACCTGTCCAACTACATAACTGGAACTGTCACTCTTATCGAATGCAAAGTCCCAAGATTGGATAACCTCTTCAAACTTGCTTGGTAACACTTTATAGTAGTTCAACCATCCACGTTGGATAATGCTACCTTGTGGTGGTGAAGGGTTCTGGTCGTACAATGCTGACCACTCATACGTACCCACAGTACTCTTGATGGTCAATAGTGTGTCTCTACTATACTTATCTTCCCACAATGCTTCTCCAGGTTTACGTGGGTCTGTAGGGTCAAGATTGTCTCCAGCAATTGCAGGATAGCTGATTACATGCCATTGGTCTGCTTGTGGACTCTCCTGTGCCAATGTTAGCAACTTACCTGCCAGGTCATCTTCATGCCACCTGGTCAATGTAATTAACACACAAGCATCCTTCTCCAGACGTGTGTATAATGTAGAGGTGAACCAATCAAATACCTTATCACGGAAAACCTTACTCTCAGCTTCAGCTCTGTTCTTGATAGGGTCATCGATTATGGCAAAGTCAGCACCTCTACCTGTAATACCCCCACCTACCCCTGCAGATAGGTAGTAACCCTTATGGTCAACAATTTCGAACACATCTGAGTTTCTCAAATACCCTATACCTGAACTAAGCTTAGTCTCTGGGAACAACTGGGCATATTCTGGACTGTCGATTATTCGTTGAACATCTCTATTCATGGCACTTGCTAATGTTGCAGAGTAACTGGTAGATATGATACGTGCATCAGGGTTCTTCCCTAAGATGTATGCAGGAAACCTCCTGGACACAAGTTCACTCTTACCGTGTCGTGGTGGCATGAATATCATCAACCGTTTAATCTCTCCACGCTCCATCTTGGTAAGTAACTCTGCTAAGTTCTTATGGTGCCAGTTTACCTGATATCCTGGATTGGTATACTTAGTGAATTCAATGAGATGCCGTCTAGCTCTCTCCTGTCGTATCTCTTCTAGGCTCGGAATGTTTTCCAAGGATAGACTCAAGTTGCATCAACTCCTCGTCTGTCAGTTCAGACAAGTCCTTGGTAATCTTATGTTTGTTCTCAGTCTCAATAGCTCCACCATCCTTACCTGTAATCTCTTGTCTCACTTTATCATTTCTACCCCATCTGTCACCCCAACGACGTTCCATGAAGGTCTGGATTGCTCTCCAGTCATTTGGAAAGAATTCTTTCCACTGCTCAATCATGCGTTGCTCGGCTTCTGCCTCTGCCTGATTGACAGCTTGGTAGTATCGTATATAGATATCGGAACCCCTACTGTCGAGTTCACCTCTCTCACCCTTCTTATACCACTTATAGTGGTTCCCAGGGTCTACCCCTACCCCTTTCATGACTGTAGAGATATAGTTACCCTTCTTGATTCCTTCACAAACTGCTTCTATGACAGCTGGGGTAAGTACTGTATGTCTTGGCATATACTTACCCCTCCTCTTGCGTATTATTCTACCCTAATTATACCTGATATGCCATATTAAAGCACATCTTTATTCTCAGAATACACCTTTTCTTCAATCTTTCTCTTCCTATGGTTAACACTACCATACTCCAACATCAGCTTGTTTAGTTGTTCCTTTGTTGCTCTAATCTTATCCTCCAAGATTGGTTGTAATTCCCTAAGCTCTCTCCACTCCTCTAATTCTTCCCAACCATCACGTTTCATAATCTCCTCATATCGTTCATCAGACACTTGATTAAATCCCATATCCAATCTCCTCCTAATAATCTTATTATGTTTTACGTACCAGATACCAGACTCTGGCACGAAGAA